GAGAGATACCAATGAAGTCCATATTACGCAGGAAGAGCACTGCTTCCAGACCGCTAACGTTGATACCTTCAGCGAGGATGGAGTGGTGTAGAACAACGAACTTCTTATCGTTATCCTTGCCCCAGGCAGAGAGCGTGTCAAAGAATACCTCACGGTTCACTTTCTGACCGTCAATGACAGCACCAGTCTTGGCAGTGATATACATCCAAGAGTAACCGCGACACTCTAACTGGAAGCAGAAATCAGTTTCAGTCACCAGCGACACAATCTGCTTGGTTGCCTTAGCACAAACCAGAATCTTGCCAACCTTGTTGTCGTCAATGGTTTCCAGCAGATTCTCAGCGTCACGGTCAAAGTTAGTCTGCTTGCCAGTCACCATAGCAAGTTGCTTGACGATAACTTTAGGAGGCACAATGTATCCACCCTCAACCAACTCAGGAGCAGGAACTTTACAGATTACCTGACCATAAACAGCAGCATCATTCATTCCTGGTTTGCCAACAGCGAGGGAATGTTTCGGTGTGGCAGTGAAGAAGTAGCAACGCTTTGCGCTAGTAGCAAAGTGCTCAGTAGCAGCAAAAAAGTGACGCTGAACGCTGTTATGTGCTTCATCAAAGTAGATGGTATCCACAGCAATCTCTGCCACTTGAAGACGCGACAGAGAGTTGTAGGTAGTTACAATCAGGCGATGATTGCCAGCGTTGGCATCAACCCAGTTACGAATCTCACGAGGGCGAGTAGAAGACTCGTGATGAGTTTCTCCACTGTGAACGTGGAAGACTTTAGCGTTGGTGATAAACTCAAGGAACTCGCTAGAGAGTTGCTCAGCAAGCAAGATGCGAGGAGCAACAACAACAATGGTCTGGGGAGTTTCAGACTGTAACTCGCGCAGAGCATCGTAAATAGAGATGTTAGTTTTTCCACCCCCAGTTGGAATAATCACTTGACCAATACGATGATTAGAAAGTGCATCCAAAGCGCGGGTCTGATGGGGTCGCAGTTGAATGTTCATATGCTTGGTGTTCATACTATAGGTTCACTTTGGAGGTGAGTAACTTTAATTGATTTTCTTAAGTGTAACTATCATTTCATCCCCATTATCTACAACTCTAGTGACAGAATATCCATCAGCAAGAGAATGCATATCATGGTTGATTGTTGTTTTTATTTGATGACAACATTTGCATAAAAGTTGGCATTTTTTTGCTTCTGGTATTAGTTTATTTTCTAAACTACTTTCCAATCTCTTTCCTATTGTAAATGTTTTTTGTTTTCTGTCAATGTGGTCAAATTGTAGATTTTCAGTTACTCCACAACCAACACATTTGCCACCAAGCATCTCTATCAAGTATGCCTTATTTTTTGCTTTTCTTTCTCTTATTTTAGCATTAAGTTTTTCTCTGTTTTCCTCTTTCCACTTTTTAGTTTGTTCTTTATATTTTTTTGCTTTTTCGGGGTCTGCCATTTTTCTAGCATATCTTTCCTTTTCTTTTTGTTTCTTTTCCTCGTAATCTTTATATGGCATAATAGGGACAGATACTATTACTATTTATAAATATCTGCCCTTTAATTGACAGTCTGTTTGTATCGCTTAAGGTCTTCAAGTACACCTGCTATTGTAGCACGACTGTACCCAGTAGCATACTCTGAAGACTTCTCAATTTCTTCAGAAGAGTAATCAACAGCATCACACACCTCATAACCTCGCTCAAGAGAGTTAATGATGCTATCGAACACAAAATCAGGGATTTGAATGTAACTCATTGGTTTCAGTGGTTTGGTATCTAAAGACAAGAATAGCACGCTTAGAGGTCAATCTGAGCGTGCTGGTGGGGTTTAATCAACCGCCAAACATTTCATCAAACAACCAATCACCTGAGCGTTCCTTTTCAGTCCATTCTTTATCGAAACGTGCTTGAATCATCGCTTGTTCGATTTTCATGTCAATCGGGGAAACTGTGCTGTGCCAGGTTCCGTTGCGATCTTGCCAGAGCATTTATCTTGTGTCAGTGGTTATACTATAGGTCCACTTTGGAGGTGAGTAACTTTAATTGAACTCAACTTCCTGATGCTTGTGCTGCTGCTTTTGCCTTTGCTCTCATTCTAACCGCAACAGCATTGCTCCACTTTCCACCACCTGCTTCATACTCTTTACGCATTTGCGATAAGATCTCACTAGAAGATTTCTTAGTCTTTTGTGCTGCTGCTGTTTTCTCTTTATTTCTAGCAGCGTCTCTTTCCTGACGTGTCATAGGACCACCAGTTTCAGTTTTCCACTGTCTACGGGGTTTTGCTGGTGTTGATGGTTTTTCTGCTGGTTTCTTTGTTGAGAGAAGTTTAGATGCTGCTTTCTCTGCTTCTCTTCCTGTTGGTTTTGCTGTTTCTGGTTTTTGACCTGCTTTCTTTGCGGCAATTCTTGCTTGTGCTGCCTTTCTTCTTTCTTCTTTTGCTGCTGCTAGTTGTCTTTCTCTCGCAGAACCTCTCTCCTGTTCAGGTTGCTGAACTCTTGTGGATGCTTGTCTCTGCTGACCAATATCGCTGCGTGGTTTGTAATCTACAGGTTCAGTTTTTCCACCACCAACTGCTTTCATACGGCGTCTTTCAGGAGCAGTCTTTTTGCGTTCTGGGCGAACTCTACCACCTGCTTGAGCAGTTTTAATAGTCGCAGCAAATCCAAGTCGCTTTGACTTATCTTCTACTTCTTCACAAAGAGACATAAACTCCTGAAAGGTTTTCATTGGTATCTAAACACTACTTTTTAGTATTTAGAACTCCTCTTCCTTCGCTTTATAGGAACCCTTGAAGACGCGACCTTCAGCATAGAACTGCTTGACACGTTCGCGGCGAGTAGCAAGCAAGAGGTCATATTCTTCCTGTTGCTGTTTAGTATAAGTGAAATCTTGCCGCCGCCAAGTATCTTTAAGTTCTTTGATATGAGGGAGTACGTTAGGGATGTTTTCAGTCATTTGAATATGATAGAGGATTGTGAGTCAGTTTGGGGATTTAGTGGACACTTTTTTGGGTGTCACACGAACATTATAGGGAGAGTTGAAGAACCTACGAAACGAGGTTACAATAATAACAAAAGCAGAAACTATACCTACAAATCCAAGATAAGTAACAGCGTTTCCAGTGAAATCAAGAGTGTCAAGAGTCATTTTTTAATGGGAGGATGAACAGATGAAGGATCGTAAATGCCACCACCTTCACGGTCTTCAAGATACCAAAGAAAAGAAAATGTGGAGAGAATCACTCCAGCAACGATTATAGTAATCATCAGTAATCGTAGTTGCCGTTGATATATTCATTGATGTTGAACTTACTGTCTTCATCAATCAAATCTGCCAAATCTTCGGCAACAAAATCAAAGTTTTCCAGTTCTTCGATTTGAATGTCGTCGTAGCAGTCCATAAAATCACTTGTGCTTACATTATAGGTCCAGTTTGGAGGTGAGTAACTTTAATTCAAGAAATCTTTTTGATTGATTTTGCTACTCTTTTTGCGTGTTTTTCTACATTCTTCCCACCACTCTGGTCTAATACTTCTTTCTTAATCTCTTTCTTTGATGGTTTAACTTTTGGTCCATCATAACGCTGAAGAGTATAAGTTAGAGTGCCACTTGAATCTCTATTCACAGTCCCAGGAACTGCGTGTGGAGGAGTATCAGGTTTTTTACCTTCACAGATTTCGTAGAACTCTCTAAACGTCAGCATCTTTCTTGTTTTTGTAGTATTTATTCAAACTCAAAAGGTTTGTTGCTTTTTCTTGGTTCTGGTGTTTGATAATCTGGGAGAGTTGAAGCATCAATCACAACCTCAATTTTCTGATTCTTATCTATTGGGAAGTGATTCACTCGTATAACACCATAGATGATGAAGAAGTTTGTAATGAGAATTTGTGAAGTGATTAGTAAACGAATGAGTGCTACTTTATCCGCCTCTTTATCACATTTACTTGCTTTCTCTCCCAGTGCCTTAGCAAGCAATCGCCAGACAGTTTTCCTCTTCTTCATAGATTGATGTTCGGGACTTAATGTATTCTAGTTGGTTCCATTGTTCTTTATAACAAATCACAAGCAATCGCTCATTTCTGTGAATGGGGCAACAGACTAAGTTGACTTCATCTTTAGGACGGACAATGTGTTCAATCGTGATATATTCTTCACAGTTGAAGTAAATCCAACCCTCAACACCTTTACCATTGTCCCATACAACATAATCGTTAACTTGTGGTTCGTAGTTCATACAAATGCTGCTTCTAAAGGAGTAATTTTTAGAGGCATCGCGGTATAGTTCCGCGTGTCCAGAATATTTACACAAGCACCGATGGTCTTACTGTTAATTGGGGCGAAGTATTCATTTGTTTTTTGTTTCCAAAACCCCCAGATGGTTCTGGTTGCGGCACCATTATTGTAATCAAACTTGCGATGGCAACGCAACCAAATAGCGACCACACCACGCTTGAACTCTTCAAACTCATAACTATAACCTTTGGGTGCTTTATGTGGGAACTCAGCAATCATACTCACGTTCGATGGATAGAAGAGTAATCAATGTTTTCAGTTTAGCAATCTCTTGCTCTTGATCACTAATTTTATCTTGAAGACGTGCGATTTGTGCTTGATATTGCTGTTTCAAATCAAACAGCATCTTGTCCATATGGGCAACGTGGTGTGTCATAATCAGGTAGTAAACTCCTCAACAATAGCAGATTCTACATCTTCAGCAAGCGCAAACTTTCGGGAGTTCAGGATATTCTCACGAAGATTGCCGTAGAACTTTTCATAGAAATCACCATCATCTTCCGCAGAAATCAAATCAAAACATTCATCATCGTGTTCTGCGACAACATTCCAAATACCACCATATTCACTGGAGGGAAAAGGGATGTAATGATCAACGATGTAGAGAAACTTTTGTGCCATTTGTTTATGTAAATTACCTCTCAAGTTTAAGATTAAAAGTTTCGATTGTCAATAGAACTCGGCAAGATAATAGTCAACAGTCACTTCCTTTTCAGCAGCAAGACGTTCAATCTCTGCCCAAAAATCACGGGCAATCTTTTCACGTTCAGCGTTCATAATCAGTTGTCGGATGCGTTGTGGAATCATTTGTTTTGCGCTCGTCTAGGTAATCAAAGTGTTTAGAGAATAGTACAAAAAAGAACCATCCAAATGCTGCTGAAATAAGAAGAAAGTAAATCACCGAATCTTATCACTCGGTGGTTCCTTGAGATTCTCTATCGCTTGTTGGTGATAGTATGAATCATAAAGTCGATCATCACGCTGGATTAGAAAAACATTCCAACCAACAATAGCAGCAAAGCCAATCAATCCAGCGAGGATGTATTTACGGTTCATTTGTTCATTTGGAGAGTAGGGACAGGCATACCACCTTCGGTAGGAACATAGATGGTCACATTACCTTTTTGAGAACCTTCTTCGATACCAGTGATATACAGATACTGAAGATACTCACGATTGTCTTTCAGCGAATTGCCAATGATCTGGTTCGCTTTGGCAACACCTTCAGCACGAATCACCTCTGCCTCAGCAAGTTTAGAAGCAGAATCCATTTTAGCTTGTGCTTCCAGCACTGCCACCTGGCGGGTGAATTCTGCTTTCTGGAGTTCTGCCTTACCAGCAAGCGATTGTTGCCACACACCATACTGGGGTCCAATAAAGAACAGACCACCAATCACAATGACACCAGCAAGAACAACAAGGCTGGCGCCAACGAAACCATCAGAATTGCGAGACATAATTTACCTCAATTATAAGTACAGAGTTGAGTGATACGACCGTATTGAATGCCTTCAGACCATTTGCCGCCAGCATTGATACATGCTTGTTTGGATGGGACTATAGAATTGCCAGTAGCAATACCAAACAAAACAGCACATCCAATGCCAGCAATAGCAACAACAATCATCAGTTCAACAAGAGTGTATCCGTTTTTCATTTAGAAGAACTTCCAGTGTTTTTGAAAATCATATTAGCAAGAACTACAATAGCAAGGTTCTGCCAGAAGGTCAAGGATACATTGAACCAAGACAGAATCAAACCAAGTAGCCATGCCTCAAATAAGATGCTGGCAGTTACAAGAACAATGGCAGCAAAAATAATACCGACAGAAGTAGAAGTTTTCATAGATCAGACAGCAAGAGCAGCAGAAGGGATTTCGACAGGTTCAGGTGCTACCATATCTTCGTACTGGTGCATATCATAAGCATACCAGTTTCCATTACGAAAGATATAAGAGTATTCTTCATTATCAGAGAAGAACTCATCCATATCAGCATCAAGGCGAGGAGGGCAATCTTCACCACGAGCAGAATAATACTCGGGACCATAACTCAAGTCCTCACGAAGTTTGCCCCAGGACTTTTCAGACCAGCAAGAACTCATATCACCACCATCAATCAGTTCAGCAACTTTCTCTTTGGTGTTATAGTGGGTGTTCAGAATACGTCCCAACCATTCAGGATAACCATCCCAATGATGATAGGCAGAGAGAATAGAACCATCAGGAAGTTCAAGACCAATGCGGGAGCGTGTTGCCATTGTGTTCGTTGCTTACACTATAGGTCCACTTTAGAGGTGAGTAACTTTAATAGACAGCAATTAACTCACTTGCTTTCTTCCTACTGCTACCTTTTGCCGCAATAGTTCTAGTCACTTGAATCGGATAGAGTTTAGCATTTTTGTAGAGTTCTCTTGTGATAGGAACATCGTGATTTGATATAATCACTCTGACACCTTTAGCAGCAAGAGATTCTGCCAGTTGTGCTAACTGAACCTGTTGGTCGTGAGTGAAACCATCGGTCGCATAACTTGTGAAGTTTGCTGTATCTGAAGCAGGAACATATGGTGGATCAAAGTAAACAGTATCACCCGATTCAAGACCGTGATACAAAGCAGAATCTTCAAAAGATAGTGATGTAAAACTGTGCTTTCTTTGTAGGAAATACATTCTGAAGTTCATCATATCTTCTGATGGGCAAGATGGTTTATCATACTTACCAAAAGGAACATTAAACATTCCTTTACTGTTATATCTTGATAGTCCATTGAAGCAATGACGATTCAAATAGATGAATAGTCTTGCTCTCTCTTGAGGATTTGTTGCTTGATTGAAATGCTCACGCAAACTCAAATAAACTTCCTTTGTATTGTTCTCTGGAGTGAATAGTTCCTCACAATACTGAATAAAGTTAGCATCAGTTGGGTTCACCAGATTTTGATAGATTGCCACCAAATCTTTATTCACGTCATTGAGAATGTATTGCTCTGCTTGAACATTGAGAGCAACAGCAAGACTTCCACCAAAAGGTTCACAATAACGCTTTGGATAACCAATATGAGGGATAAGATGTGGCAGGACTTTTGTTTTATTGCCACACCATTTAAGAAATGTCTTATTCATTAAGGCGTACAATCTCCAGTAGTTCTTCTTACAGAAAATAGAAACAGATCAATCATACTTTCTCTACAAGATTTCTTGGAAGAATTATGTTCTGCTGCGTTAGTTGTAATCACAGTTGGAGGAACTACAACAGGACTTCCACCAGGAGATGAATAATAACTCGGATTGTGATATTGATGATATTGAGCAAAAGCAGGAGATACCATAAAAGGTAAAACTGCCATCATAAACAGAGATTTCATAACAGAAAATAAAGTAAAGAACAGATTATCTACAACCAATGCGAGAAGAACTCACACCCAAGGCAAGACCTAAAGGAACAGACCACTTATAGGCATCTGGTTTAGAAAAAGCAGCAGCAATACCACCACCAAGCAAACCATTAAAGATTGTAGAGTTTCTATCACACCTAGGAACAGATTGTGATACATATCCTCCACCAGGAACTCCACCACAAGCAATAGATTCTCTCCGTCGCTTCACATATCCATTCACATAACGTCCATCAGGTGTTTGGTATCCAGGAACATATTGCTCAACATTCCTATAACATTCGTTTTGAACGGTATATTGTTGAGAATATGCTGGAATTTGTGAAAAGAAAAGAGTAGTCAACAAAACTGCTGGGAGTTTCATAATATGGGATATTCTCTTGACATCATACACAAAAAAAGGGGACTTGTAAAGTCCCCGTGTGCCACTTATTTAATTGCCCAACTCTTTTAGACTTCGCACCAAGTATTCAGTAAACTTTTCCATCTTTTCAGGTACAAGTGCTTGTGGTCTTTCAGCAATAACTCTTCTAAGAGCATCCATTTCATTCCATTCGTCTTGTGTTAGATTCTCTTGTCCTTTTGATGGAAGAGTCATTGTTGTGCTCCCGCGTTTATGTTAAAATCATAACACTATTTAAGGGAGTTATAAAGTTTCTTAATATTGTCTTTAGAGTGTCGTAACTATTCTTAACCAAAGAAGGTTCCGAAAGAACCTTTATCATCACCAAAACCTTTCATACGATCTTCTAGTTTATCAACAAGTTGATCAACACGAATAAGATTGTCAATAGAGCAAATCAATGATGAGATTTCTCTTGCCACAAAAGGTTTTTCTTGTCGTGCGGCATATGCCAGAGCATTACGCAGTGCTGCTTCTGCTTCTTTCAAACTTTCTTCTACTGATTCACTTAGTGCCATTTACTTTCCTCAATTCAAAACTACCATCTTTACGGTCAATCCACTCAACTGTGTCACCTTCTTTTAGATTCGCTGCTTCCAACAAATCATCAGGAAACTGTACAAAACAATCTCCAGTCAAACCATCAACTTGTACAGGAAGTTGCCACTTTACAACTTTATCCTCTTTTGTGACACTATCAGGAATCCAAACATCCCCATCTTCACTGACATAAAGAGGGTATGGAGAATCTTCCCAAAAGTTAGTCCAAGATTTTTGACATTCTGGTGATTGGTCATCTTTATCACAGACCTTTACCTGACGATCTTTAACATAATCATCGTATGCTTGAATGTGACCGATACCATTACCATTCAACAGTGCTAAAAGTTCATAGCAACGACTTGTATGATTTTTGTAGCAGTGGTAATTATCTTCTATAACATTTTTGATAACATCATAAATTTCCTGTGGTGATGCTTCACTACTATTGATTGCATCCTCAATCCAATTTTCAAGATTTTCAAGAGAATACTTTTTGTAGTCAAAGTTGTCCATAATCAATCTTCTCTAGGTTTTGGTTTGTTACACTCGTTACAGTAGAAAGAAAATCCCTGACGAAAAGATTTTACCACCTGGAAGTGCTCAATGTCAAGTGGTTTTATCTCTCCGCAGTTAGCGCACTTTCGTAGTCCCGATTCCAGCATTTCCCCAGATTCTTCTTTCTTTCTTACGGAGTTTCTTAAGTTCTTTGTAAAGTTCCTTGATTTGTTGATAAGCATCTTCTGGTGACATTTTATCTGCGATTTCAAGTCCAGCAATGAGCCCCACTTTATCCCCAAACCTTGCGAGTGCTCTCTCATATTGTGAAAGGTTTTCATACATTTTTAGTAAATGCCTCAACTGACAGAATATCTATACGGACATCGACAGCATCAATAGAGTTTCCCAACTCATAAAGACAGTTTGATGTCTCAATATTCTCTTCTTCTAGATTAGCAATACGATTCTCTAGTTCTACAATTTTAGCATACAAATCAACATCTTCAACAATAGGTTTTTGTGATGGTGTAACAAACCACTTGATAAATCTTTTAATCATACTAAACCTATTTCTTTGAGATACTGTTGATAGCGCATAAACGATTGTAGACGAATAGGAACTCCTAAACTGTCACAACAACGACAGTATGAAATAAACTTATACCAGGGTGCTGTAGGATCAGTGTCACTCATAACAACTCTCTCCAGAACTGTTCACCTTTTTGAAGTGCTAGTGTGACTGTTGTATGTTCTCTTGCGTGTCGATCTAGGTCATTATCTTTGAAGTAAATGTTAGACCTTTCTACAGCGCAGCGAAATACATCAGCCCACAGTTGTTGTGTCGGTGTTAGTCGTAGTTTCATAGAGATTCTTCAATGCTTCAAGGACTTCAGGAGTTTCTTCCCACTCCCAGGTGTTACCATTTTTATCAACGAAAGTTCTTACTGTCATACTTTTTCAAAACAAACTGAGTTAAATTTACCAGAAACTCCACGAAGTGTCAACTTTGTGTGTTGCGAATGAACTTCTACGTGTTCAACATAATACTTATCTCCCACAATTAAAATACCTGTGGGGTCCGAATTATTGCCCCAAGCAATTTGTTCCTTTGAACAACCAATGAATTTTACATTGTTTCCTGCTCTAAAGTTTTCCATCCACGGTGCCAGAATAGGTGTTTCCTACTTCATTTAGTTTATTCTCCTGTTTGAGTTTCAACATAAATCTGGTCGCACGAACACACTCTTCTTCGGTCAATGAAGTAACAATGCCTTTACCATCTTTATCATAAGAATCCCAAAGTCCATACTTCTTTTGCTCCACATAGAAAGCATCATCAATTAACTGTTTTTCCATAATGATTCAATTGTCTTTGTAGTTCAATTCGTGTAGAAATAAGTTTGCTGTATAAAAAATCTTGATACTCATTACCTTCCAGAAGATTTGTAAGATTATCAATCTGCTGAAGTGCTAGAATGAGTTTAGTTTGTTCCGTCATTTTTTCTTGCTTTTTGTAGAGCGAGCAGTGTTTCTAGGGGAATCCACGCTGGGTTTTCGTTTGCGAATTGAACCTGGACTTCCTTTACTTTTTGGTTTAGGTTTTTGCTCCACACTTCTCTTACGTTTTTCACTGGGTTGAGCGGGTTCTCCATCACGATAATCAAGTTTAATAGTTCTCTTATCCAGTTTATACCTTTCTAGGTATTTTTGCAACTCATAATCATCCTTGAACCAACAGATTCTTTTTTCGTTTATGTGTTCAAGTCTTACACCAAAAGACTCATAAGGAAATAGTTCAACGTTGTCCTGTGATGTCTTCATAATCTTGCAGTTTTCCCAATTTGAAGTGTAATTTTAGTCTGGGCCATAGATTCCAATCACCATCCCATTGTGCTGGATAAATCTCCACATAATCAGTCACATAACACGGTTCTACTTTACCATTCTTTCCTGTTGGAATCCACTCAAAGTTCAAAAATAACTTTTTAGGATCGTACCTTTCATCATCTTCTTTAATCTCTGCAAAGTCATGAGTTTCTCTGTAAGTCAATTCGTACAAATACCCATCAGGAGAAATCCAATAACGAGTCATTGCACACGCAAGACCTTTGGTTTGCATTTCTACATTTGTGAATTGTTCTCCCAAATCATATGAAGAACGAATTTCATCATAAAGTCCCATCGTCTTCCTCCTTGATTAAATCCCCAACAAGATCTTCAAGTTTATCAAACATATCTTGAGTAACTGGATATGTCTTTACTTTACCAGATTCTACATCATCAACCATCTGCTGTAAATACTCAAGAAACTCTTTAGGATAAGTTTCATCTATGTTGATAGAAGTCCAGAACCATTCATAACACTCTTGGAATGGGTCATCATCTTTGAGTAGAGCATAACTCTCATAGTTTCCCGTCATCAAATCTCTCCACATACGGAAGTTATGATTAAATGTAGAGAACCAAGTAGGAATAAGATGAGTGAAGATGTATTGAGTCCAAGTCATTTTAGATAGTTTGGTTTTTCTGTATCAAACTGGTAGAACTTCACGTCTTTCATATCAAGACACATTCGCACAGTTTCGTGCTCTCTGTGTTCTCTATCAGTTCCTCTATATAGTCCCCTACGTTGATAAGCACAACACCAGATATTGTAGAAGATTTTAGATTTATCAGTCATCATCCCAAGGCGCTTTTCTACTCATAAGTTCTTTAATTCTTTCAACAACAGCAGGATCTGGTGGTTCATTGATTCGTCGCACAAGTTCATCATATGCTTCTGCGGATACAATAATCCTTTCTGGTTCTTCTGACAATCGCAACCTGCGTTCTGGACTGATAGTTATATTGTAGGGGTCATCATAAGGATAGATGTATTCTTGAAACCAACCGATACTCAAACTCTCCCAGAACTCTCCATATCCCCAAGTATCACCATCATCATAACAGTCAAGAATATACAAGATGTTGCGGAAACCATCAAGAAAGAGTTCCCATTTTGTTGGTTCTTCAAATCTCACGGCGTTTCATCGCTCCAGTAGTACCTTAGTTTATCACCATCGGCGTGAATATTCAAGTGGTAAATCTTTTTGTCTTGTGTGTAAATGCCCACCCACAGGCTCCGTTCGTTCATACTCTCAAGATGAAACATCTTAATGTCTTCAATGACAATCTCATCAGGGTTTTCAGTAAATCTACTCATGCTACAGACTCAGCACTATCTTTGAATTCTTGTACTCGTTCAAGAAATGCAGTTGCTTGCTCATCAAGTCTTTGAATCAAATCTTCAATATCAGAAATAGCAATCTCATTATACTCACGGTTGAGGTTCTCACAACGTAGAGCATCAATCATAGATTGTAGAGTAATCATTTGTTGATGTTCTGGTGTGATTGGTGTGCCGTGAGGAAGTCCAGCACATTCCATATTGTAGTAGTCATTATATCGTTGAAGAACACGATTACTCTTCTCACGACGTTCTGCCTCATCGAACATTTCATCAGGATAAGGTTCTTGGTTTCTCATAAGTTCTCTCAACCTCTGTTTTCCGTATTCAGTGAGTTCGTGTTTTTGTTTGCGGAGTTCTTCTACTTCTTCTTGTGTGAGATTGACCCACGGCATTTCTTCATTCATAACTCTCACCCACACTCTCTAGCAATTCCCGAGCAAATGTAATCTTACCATACCGATCACCATCATCAAATGTGGCATCGTGGTCATCTGAATAGTGATAATGACCTGTAGCTCCTAAACTATCATAGCAGGTTTTTCGTTTTGCTGTAGATTTGAGTTCAGTCAGCAGAAATTCAAGTTTTTGTTTGTCGGTCATCTCCACTCTTTTATACTTCACACCCATAATGGTTGCGTATTCTCCTTCTATGAGAACTTTTGAGATGTCGGTTTCAGTCATTGTTCCCAAGCATAAGATTTCAGAAGTTCGTTGTCCTTCTCCAGTTGCTCTATTCTATCACACAACTCGGTGATAATACCAATCAAAGCATCATAATCAATCGT